GCGGATGGCTAGCGAACGTGATGGCTGACGTTTACCCGTCAGGATCATGCTAGCATATGGCTGGCTGATGGCGGTTGCGTCCATAATGGCGCGGGCGGTTGGTTTGTTTTCCATGCGCCGACAATTGCACAATGTCATAAGCGCGTCAACAGGGTGTGCGAAAATAAAATATCGTTTTGTGATTGACACCGCATTGCGGCACGTTATTATGGGGCAACAAACGAAAGGTGAAGCCAATGACTACCGTCCGAAACGCCAAGTTTGAATTTACCGGGGAAACCAAAGACTACTTTGGCACTACCCTACACCGTATCCGCGCTGTTGCTGCGATTGCCGCTCTTGGGATTGCTGCTGGCGATCTTGGCGGGTGGGTCGAGAAGGAAGGCAACCTCTCAGTCTCCGGCAATGCGTGGGTCTCCGGCAATGCGCGGGTCTCCGGCGATGCGCGGGTCTCCGGCAATGCGCTGGTCTCCGGCAATGCGCTGGTCTCCGGCGATGCGCGGGTCTCCGGCAATGCGCTGGTCTCCGGCGATGCGCGGGTCTCCGGCGTAAACGTAACCGCCACCCGCACCGATGGCCACACCTTCCTTGTCGCGCCTACTCCTGACGGCCCGCGTATCATAGCCGATTGCCGTTACTTTACCTTTGACGAGGCAGAGGTGCACTGGTCAAAAACTCGCGGCGGCACAAAGTTAGGCGATGAGACTGCCAGCATCCTGACGCACCTTAAGTGCATGGCTGAACTCAACGGGTTCATGGAGCCTTGCAAGGTTGAGGTGGCAGCATGACCGCCGCAATCACAGCCGCCCACGATCCCCGCGCAGCCAAACTTGCTGCAATGGCGAACGCACTTCGCATGATCGACCGCAGCCGTGGCTTTGAAAAGCCGGTCGCTAGGTATGAGGCCGACGCGGTTGCCTCACTCAACAAGATTGCAGCCACCCCCCGCCCGCTGACGAGCCTTAACGCCCCGTGGATTGTGTCGTGGGCCGGCCCGTCTGAGCAGGACAAATGGGCTGCGGACTATCGGAGTGCGGCACTGTGAGCGGGCATACTCGGGGGCCTTGGGCCATTGGTATGCGCTATCCAGAGTCGCAATGGATTGACGTTGTAAGCACAACCGATGAGCGCGGTTTGCCTTTTGTATCGTGCAAGCACCATGATCAGGAAGCCAACGCCCGTCGCATAGTCGCCGCAGTCAATGGCGCGTCAACCCTATCCACCGAAGCCCTAGAGGCTGGCGTGGTGGATAAGCTGGTGGAGGCTTTGGAATGGGCCATGTCGGAGCTGCGTGGGAAAACGCGCTACGATGATCCGCAACAGGCCATCAACTGCTTTGATTTGGCCGATGACGCCCTCACCCTCGCACGGGGAGAACATGCATGACCCGCACTCGTACCGCAGCCCTATGTCTCGAAGCTGCTGAACGCGACATGCGGTCGGCAACATGGTCAGAGATTGACGCGATGCACCGCCAGCTTGGCGAAATGATTGGCGTTACCCAACCTACCCCGATGCCCGAAAAGGTGCTGACTAAGGTGGCAAAACTGACCCGTAAGGCAAGGCCGCTTACCGACTACGAAAAAGAGCGCGCTGTTGATCTGACTGGGTTCATCAATCGCATGAGCCAATATGCCAATGATGCCGAATATCGCGCCAAAGTGGATGCCGAACGCGCCGCACGTCAGGCTGAGGTTTATGCGCGAATGGATGCTGCTGCTGCCCGTTATCGTGAACGTAACGCCGCCGCGATTGCCGAAATTCGTGCAGCGCGGATCGCAGAGAGGTGGGAGTGATGGAAGTCGTCAATCTCACACATGCACAGGCCGCGTTTCTGTCGAACAAGGGCGGCTCGTCGCGTGGATTGGTCCGCAAGGAATGCCTTGCCTACCGATGGGGCAACAACCCGTCATTTGGTTACGTGGTCACTGATCTCGGCAATCGGTCACTGGCTGCATACCTTGCCGAACGCGAGCGTCATCCATGACCGCCATCCCCGTCCTTATCCTCACCATCCTTGCCCTGCCTGTTTGCGCGTGGGCTGACAAAGGAAAGTGGCTGTGAGCATCACCTATCACCCCCACGTCGAGCAAGGCTCTGACGAATGGCTGCAACTGCGCTGCGGACTGCTGACTGCCAGCGAAATGAAGCTGATTTTGACGCCCACGTTGAAGGTGGCGAACAACGACAAGACCCGCGCCCATGCTTACGAACTGGCATTCCAGCGGATCACCAACCACGTCGAGCTGCAATACATATCGGACGCTATGTTGCGCGGGCAAGAGGACGAGATTTACGCCCGCCAAGCCTACGCCGATCACTACGCGCCAGTCACCGAAACCGGATTCGTCACCAATGACAAGTGGGGCTTCACCATTGGCTATTCACCGGACGGGATGGTTGGCGATGACGGCCTGATCGAATGCAAGTCACGCTGCGGCAAATATCAGGTGCAGACTATCGCAACCGAATATGTCCTGCAATTGCAGACGGCCTTGATGGTGACCGAGCGCAAGTGGATAGACTTCATCAGCTACTGCGGCGGGCTTCCTGTCTTTGTGAAGCGGGTTGAGCCTGACGAACAGGTGCAGGAGGCGATCATTGCCGCTGCAACAGGCTTTCAGCAGCGGGTTGACGACATTGTGCGCGACTACAGCGCCACGCTTTTGACCATGCCTAAGGTCATTGAGACGGAACGAATTGAAATTCAGGAGATGTTCTAATGAGTGACATGACTGCCGTGATCGCACCGAAAAGCGACCAACTGAACACCGACGACCTGATTGCAGGTCCGCGCACAATCCGCATCCGTGAAGTTCGCGTGTCACCCGGCACAGAACAGCCGGTTAGCATCTACTTTGATGGCGACGGCGGCAAGCCATGGCGACCGTGCAAATCAATGTCGCGGTTACTGGTTGGCATGTGGGGGCCTGACTCGTCGGCCTACATCTGCAAGAGCCTGACCTTGTATCGTGACCCCAAGGTTACATGGGGCGGCATGGAAGTAGGCGGCATCCGTATTTCCAACGCCAGCCACATTGAGAGCAGCGTGAAAATGGCGCTGACCGCAACACGGGGCAAGAAGGCTGTCGCCACCGTCCAACCCCTGTCCGCTGACGTGATCGACCCCGCCGCCAAATGGACCGCCGAGTTCATCATCAAGGTCGCCGCCACCACCAGTTTGGACGAATTGAAGGTGCTGGAAACCGGCAATGCAGCGCATATCGAACGGCTCAAGGCGAAACATCCGAATCATCACGATCAAATCGCCAAAGCCATCGCCAACATTGCAGACGGCTTTGTCAGTCAGGATCAGGATGGCGAACAAATCACCCTTGCCGACTCCCTCGACGCCATTTCCAAGGCAATTGACGCCGATGCTGTCAACGCCATTGTCTCCGGCAATGCGACGCAGATGAATGACGCGGATCGTGATGCGCTGTTGTCGGCTGGCAATGCACGGATTGCGGAGATGTAAGCATGAATGTCGCCCCAACATTTGGGGTCAGTCCATCCCTCTTGAACCTCATTCGCAAACATAAAATCTGGAAGGAAGAACAATGTCAGGCAGCGTGAACAAGGTCATTCTTGTTGGCAACCTTGGTGCTGACCCTGAGGTCAAATCTTTTGCCAACGGCGGGCGAATTGCAAATCTGCGTGTCGCCACCAGTGAAAATTGGAAAGACAAGGCAACAGGCGAGCGCAAGGAGCGGACCGAATGGTCAAGTGTAGTCATCCAAAATGACGGCCTTGTCGGTGTGGTGGAACGCTTCCTGAAAAAGGGCAGCAAGATTTACATCGAGGGCAAACTTCAGACCCGCAAGTGGCAGGATAAGGACGGCAACGACCGATACACCACCGATATTTCGGTTGGCTTTGGCGGCGTCCTGACGATGCTTGACGGGGCTAAGGGCGGCAATGGTGGAGGTACATCCTCTGGCGCGTCTGACGGCGGCAACGGTGGCTCTAGCGCGGGTGCTGGCAGTGGTGGCGGGTCACCATTCCCCGATGATTTGGATGATGAAGTTCCTTTTTGAACGCAGCACTTCACCCCGAGCGGGGTGCGGTGGAGTGATGGAGAATGATGATGGATAAGCAAATGCAAGCAATAGTCGATGCAATTTTGAGCGCAGGTGCAAGCACCCGTAGCCAATATCAATTGACGCTAGGTAAGGCGATTGCTGTGCTGGACGACCTACCTGACCGCATGAAGGTTGAGTGCGACAATGGCCGCGTCCCCGGTGAAGCTGATAGCTATCGCGGCTACTATGCCGATTTGGCGTTCTCGCCTAGCGGGCCTGTCAACAAGACTATCCTGAAATTTCGCCGTGAATTGAAGGCCGCGATGGGCAGCACTTTTCAGGGCTACAAGGGCGGCGACTTTACGATGGGCGCAGAAACGCCGCTGTGGCTGTCCGATTACGGCACCGCATCAGGCATTGCCATGATGGATATTGTCGAGCGCGACGGCAAGGCGATCATCATCACCAAACAGGTTGATTAACCCCCTTCCCGCCCACGCCGGTTAGCCGTTGTTGCGTGGAATATGGCAACGGCAGAAAGGATAGATGATGGAACGCGATGGAGACTTTATTAGCAATAAGGCATTCGATGGCACGTTTCT